GGGCCCGCCATGATGGTTTTCATGGAAAGGTTGACTGAGCTGCTGCGTGACAAAGGAGACGGAACTGATTCACATCTGGTCGGTCCAGTCCACGTTAAGATGGCCTACAAGACTGATGATGTGGAAATAGTGCAGTTTCTGGACCAACCAGAATTGCCCAAGACGGTAGAGGGAGACTTTTCAGCCAATGATCGGGAACAGCGATCAGGCGTCACCGCCATATTCGACTGGTGGTGCGAAAAATTGGCCATGCCTCAATGGTTACGCACACTCTTAACCGCACACCGCCAATTTAGGGTGCGATCTAGGGAGCACGGGCTAAGTGCAATCATTGAGAATCAGCTCCCGACCGGAACAACAATCACCACTGCGCGCAACACTACTTACAATTTCACCATGTTCGCTGTCGCTTGTCGGCGTCAACGGATAAAACGCGCTCGCGCCGCGGTCCTCGGAGATGACATACTGGCCAGGGTATTGGCATTCTTCTGTGTCGCTATGTGGATGCAGACAGTGTGTAAGTTTAAGATGAAACTCAAAGCAAAGACTATCAAGTTCAATGGCCAAGCCACATTCCTATCCCGCCGCGTATTTGCCCATGGCGCGCGCGGAGGGTTTCTGGTTCCATTGCTTGGTAAAGCTTTGGCCCGTTTTAATGTACGGGCCACTCAGAACGAAGCACTGACAGATTCGCAATACATGGCGGGGAAAGCTCTCTCCGCTGCTTACGAATTCCGTCACGTGCCGTTTCTGCAGGAATTTTTTCTTAAACGCTTTCTTCGAGAAGACACTTCCAAACTTGATATTACAGACATGAGTTATTTCACGCGGCTCAGAGGACTCTCAATCGAACAAATCGTACGAGACATTGACAACGAGACAATTGTCGCCTCAGAAGACGCAACCCGCACTTGGCTTATCGAAACTTACGACCTCGGTATGTACGATGTGGGTGAAATATTTTCCAACATCGTTCTCAACACAAATCAAATTGTTTTGGACGACCCACGTCATGAGAATCTCTCAATTGACTGGTGAACTTAAAAATGGGCTATACACTAGTATTACGGACAATAGTTCGGAGTATGCAGTACGTAAACTGTGCGGGATCCCTCACCCGTG